ATCCGCAACTTGAGTTGCCCATCGACTTACACGGGGAGGCGGCATGAACGATTGGAAAGCTGCGGAGCTTATCAACACCGCAAAAAACGACTGCATTAATATTGCGTGGACAGACGCTTACTGGTGCGATGGCTTTACGTTCCGGCGTATGCTGGATGGTCGCCTCACTCCATTTGCCGCTGTTTACTGGAACCCCGGCTCGCGGCTTTGGGATGTTTACAATGCTGCGGACGAGGAAGACGAAACGCTCGTTCGTCGGCGCTGCAATCACTTCCAAGCCATCAACGAAGTGCGGAAATTGCAGGCCGAGCTATTCGGATGGGAAGACGCCTACGGCAAGCCCGTTGTCGAGGTCACGCAGGGCTACGCTCGCCGCGAGTATTCGCACACTTGCTGGAGGTTGGCACAATGAAACCCGACAAGATCATTCCCTTCCCGATCAAGCCCGCCGCCCCCAAGCCCGTGCTTGACGAGGCCGAGCCGCAGAACATCATCGTGGTCGAGTTCGACCGGGACGAGTATATCGTGACCGCTAGCCCTTACGCCGTATGAGCAAATCTACCGACATCAGCAAAGCCGCCGCCGCCCTCGGCAAGAGGGGCGGGCAGGCAGGCACAGGCAAGGCCAAGGCCCGCAGCAAGGCGCATTACTCCGAGGCGGGGAAGAAGTCCGGGGAGGTTCGCCGCCTCAAGGCGCTTCAGCGCAAGGGGGCGACAGGGTAAATACCCTGTTTTCAAGGGGTTACAGGGGCTAAAAAAAAGATGAAAAAAAGATGAATTTTTCCCTTTACAAACACAAGCGGTTGCCTTAACTTGATCGCGTAATGAAAACACAGAACACACCAACGGGCGCGGGGAACACCACCGCCGCGCAAGTCATTCGCCTCCCGCGCTTGTTCATCGACGATCACATCGAGCGCGATTGCGACACGCCCGACATCATCAAAGAAAACAGCCGCTTCTATTGGATGCGCGCCGACGATCAGCACATGGGCGAGTTGCTTTCCGACGCGGCCCACTACGCCAGCGAGACGATGTGCGGTGCTGGCGGATGGGACGATCGCGTGATGCGCTTCGCCCGCTCGGCGCAGCGACTCATCGCGGCTTACGAGCGGCAGACCGGAACGGTCATCGACGAGTATGGACGCGTTCGCTTAGTCGTTAAATAACCGGAGGACACGCAATGATCATCAAGCTAACCAACAACGAGTGGGAAATCATCGAGCACCGTCTGTCGCTTTCGGATGCGATTGCGGAGGCTTTAACGGATGACCTCGACGCCTGCCGCACGCAGGAGGCCGAGGCCAAGATCATCTACAACGAGGTCGAGCGCCAAGTTGAGGAACTGCGCGCCAGCATCGAAGCGACCAAGACCATCGACATCGATTCGCTGCGGCACTATCAGCGCGAAGCCCTCAAGGATTGCATGGAGGGCAGCACGTTCTTTGCCGACATCGACGATGCCGTCTTTGAGGGCGAAATGACCAAGGGCAAGGTCATGGCTCTCCGCAAGGCTGGTCACTCGTTGCAGCGCAAACTCAACGAGGCGGGCATCGAAGGCGAGATGTGCTGGGACTAATCGCTACGCCGCTCAAAGAAGCCCCGCCGAAAGGCGGGGTTTTCTTTTGCCCCATTTGACCGATTCCCGCTTTGTGCTAATCTCCGCACCCATGAGCCTACGTGCCGCCCGGAGTCGTGATAACCCACGACTCCAAACACGCTGACCCCGCTGACTACAACGAAGCATCCTGCGGCCCCGAACTGCCGCATGATACGGCGGAAGATTTATTTCTCGACGCTCGCTGCCGCGTAGCCGCTCCCGCGCAGCTTGCGTCCTTCCGCGCCCTGCTTGATTGGTGGTCGCTGGAAGTCTTCAAGGAATTTTGGAAGGACTACGAGGCGCAGGAGGGCGGGGGCCAAGCCTCGCGCACCTTCGGGGATGAAGCGGCAATCCGCCTCCTGCAAGCGTTGACCAATTCGCAGACACGGCAGACCGCGATGAAGGCGGAATGTTATCTGGCGGTCATAAACAGGAAACCGGAAAGCCAGACCGAGATTGCCAAGAAATACGGTGTGACCCGTGCCGCCGTCTCCAAGGTCATCGTTTCCATCAAGGACGATTTGGATTTGCCCACCGCGCGGCACATGAAGTCTGACACCGCCCGCGAATCATATCGAACGCGCGCCTTGCGGGTTCACAAAGAACGAAAATCAAATCTATGCAAAACACCGACCTACAACTCGTATCACCGTCTCTCGATCTCACGCTCTGCCTTGATGCAGACGCTTGCGCCCGTGAGCTAACCCGCTGCGCCGACGAAGCTGACCGCTGCGCTGCCCTTGCTCAAGCCGGGGCAGAGCTTGCCATCCGTCACGCATGGAACGCGGGCGCGGTTTGCTTGAAGGCCAAGGAGATTGTGCCGCATGGCGAGTTCCAAGCATGGCTGGAGGCCAACGCTGGCGAGCGCGGCTACCGCACCCTCGCCAAGTGGATGAAGCTGGCAAAAGTGAATCTCGATGCACTTTTGGCTGAGAACCCCACGCTCAAAGGATTGCAAGATGCCTACGTTGCCGCTGGCGTCCTGCCCGAACCGGAGCCAAAACAGGACAGCGGGGAAGGCGACAAGGAGAAGCCGCCCTTTGTCCTTAACTTCAAGACGCAATATCATCACCCGTCCGAGTGGAACCGCGATGCCGCCCGCGACTTTCTTTATGAGTTTGAGCGGTTGGCGAAACTCGCCGTGCAACTCAAGACGGAGTTTGGCCTGTGAACGAGCAACGCCCTTCGTCCGCTATTCCTGCGCTGCTCTTTTGCTTCGCCGCTCTTGGCTTTGTCTGGTCGGTCGAGGCCACGGCTCGCGTCCTCATGCGATTGCTTGGCCTTTGACAGTTTAGCAACTGCATGGCGCGTTCCGACTTTTTCGGCTTACCCGTTGCGACCCTTGAGGAGCTTCGGGACGAATACGTTGCCGCGATCAAAGCCGTTGCGACTAACGGCGTGAGCTACTCCATCGGGGGCCGCTCGCTCTCCCGCGCCAATCTGACCGAGATGCGAAACACGCTTGGCGACATTCAAGCCGCCTTGACCCGTGCCTCCGGTAGTCGCCGCCGCACGCTCTACGCCGACTTCTCTGGCGTCCGCTCATGAATCTGATCGACCAGACGATTGCTTTGTTTAGCCCCCGCGCAGCCCTGCGCCGGGAGGTTGCCCGCCAGAAGCTAACCGCCTTCAGCCGCTTCGACGCTGCCAAGGTCACCCGCAACCGCCCGATGGCGCGGATGAATATGCCCGCCGAACAGCTTGGCGGCACAACTGAGCGCATCCGGTTGATGAATCGCGCTCGCGATCTCGACGACAATTTCTCTACCGTCCGGGCGATCCTCACGCACTTCGTCGTTCACGTTGCAGGCAGTCTTTCCTACCAAGCCCGCACGGGCGACACCGCCCTCGACCAAGACGTTGAGGCGTATCTGAACGCATGGTTCAATGACTGCGACATCACTGACAGACACTCCCTCCTTTCCCTCACCCAACTGGTTCTTCGCGCTACTTTGGTCGATGGCGATTGCGGCGTGGTTATTGCGCGGGATGGCGGCTCGCTGAAGCTACAACCCATCACCGCCGACCGCATCGGGCGGGACATCGACCTTCAGCAAAACGACCCGCGCTATATCGGCGGCATTACGCTCGACGCGCTGGGCCGTCCGGTCAGCTACCGCATTTACGAGCGCGACCGCTCCGGGCGTTACGGCAACTTTGAGGAAGTCGCCGCCGAGAACTTCTGCCATGTCTTTGTCCCGACTCGCCTTGACGAATATCGGGGCCGCTCGGTCATGGCTCCGATCCTTGATGACGCACAGGACGTAGCCGACTTGATCGAATACGAAAAGCTCGCCGCTCGTTGGGCATCCTCGCAGGCAGGCGTGGTCAAGACGGAATACGGCGCGGATGAGGAAATGGCGTCTGTCCTTCGCGGCGACCGCGACCAATTCGGCAACGACATCAAGCTCACCGCGCTGGAGCCGGGGCGGATTAACTACCTTTCGACGGGCGAGAGCATGGAGGTTTTCAAGAACGACAACCGCCCTGCCGCCGCCTTCGCCAACTTTGTGCAATACTTGGAGAACCGGATGTGCCGCGCCCTTGGCACTTCGGCTCGCGTGATCCTTGACCGCCCAAGCGCGGGGCCAGAGTCACGCAAAGACCTTCGCCAAGCCGAGCGCACGTTTGAGTTTTGGCGCAAGCAACTGGAAATGTCCTTCCTTAACAAAGTCGTGCGCCTTGCGCTCATGGACGGCGCAGCCAAGGGACTCTTGCCCAACGCGCCCGAAGTCGCACAGGGTCAATGGCAATGGCCGGGATCGGTCAGCATCGACGCAGGCCGCGATGCTCGCGCCGACATTGAACTCTGGCGCATGGGTCTTGCTACCGCCGCCGATCTTTACGGCGAGGTTGGTCTGGATTGGCAGGCAAGCATCCGCCAACGCGCCAAGGAAGCGGCCTACATTAAAGAAATGGCCGATGAAATGGACGTTAGCCCTGCCGAGATTAGCGGTGGCAAAGAGTCTATCGCTACCGATCCGAACCGCGCCCCCGTCACCGCGCCGATACCCGCCGCACCGGAGCAGGAGCTATCGCAAACCAACTTCGCTATCCCCGCAAAATACGCGCACATCAATTTCAAGCCGACCGCCGCACTTGCCGTCGAAGCCGAGAAGGGGCTGAAGTGGCGCGAGGAGTTTAATCGCGGCGGCACGGAAGTCGGAGTCGCTCGCGCCCGCGATCTGAAGAACCGCGCCAATCTTTCTGTCAGCACCGTGCGCCGTATGCACAGCTATTTTTCTCGTCACGAAGTCGATAAGCAGGGCCAAGGCTTTAAGCCCGGAGAGGACGGCTATCCGTCTGCGGGTCGCATTGCTTGGGCCTTGTGGGGCGGCGATGCGGGTCAATCGTGGGCCGCAGCGCGAGTCGCGCAGATGGACGCTGCCGACGATGACGAGGGCTGATGCAGTGAAAAATCCTTACAGCATTTAACGGGGGCGATTGCTTCGACCGTGGCTGCGGCCACTGGCACGGGGGTTCAAGCCCCCCGCCTCCACCTTCGCTTTGACAGTCGCGGCAAGTCATGACCAAGACTGACTTCGCCGTTCTCGACGGAACCATCGACGCGCAGGCCGCAACGATTGCAGGCGTAAGCGTGATTACTATTGGCGAGGCCAAGGGTCACGGGATGCTGATCGACGCGCAAACCCTCCTGCAAGTGAAGGAAGCCGCCGAGACTTACAGCGGCGGGCTGAAGGTCAAGACCGACCACTA